CAATAAACGAGCTATGACCAACTTTGTTGGCAATGCAACTCGTAATGTAAATTCAGCTGATAAGACTTTAGTTAATTCGATTGATATTTATAAGTCTGATTTTGGTGATTTCCAAGTGAAATATTCACGCCACGTTAACCCAGCCTCTGCAATTCTTGTTGATCACAACATGTTCGCATTAGCGACATTGCGCGGCTTATCGACTCACGATTTAGCAAAGACTGGCGACACAATGCGTAAGCAGTTAATCATGGAGGCTACTTTAGAGTGTCGAAATGAATTAGCACACGCAGCTGTATACGGTTTAACAACAGCTTAATAAGCTAAAAGAAATAAGAGGGCGGCTTTCGGGTCGCCTTTTTTTGGAGAATAATAAATGTCAGAAAAAAAAGATCCTAAAACTAAACCATACAAAGTGACTAGAGCTTTTGCCGTTAAGCGTGGCGATAAAGTTGTACAGATTAAGAAAGGTGACGCATCTTTAACAGATGCAGAAGCTAAAGATTACTCTAAGTGCATTGCAAAAAAAGATAAGAAATGAGCGGAGTAATTCTAGATCAAGACGGAGACGTTTTAACGCGTTTCCATTTTGACGCTACTGAAAACAAATCAATTATTGAGACAGTTCAAGATGTTGAGCCGTACTTAGAGGCTAATTTGAGAAAGGCTAATGATTCGCCTGATAACTGGAAAGGTTCTATGCATCATGTAGCCTCTATTCCTTTGGCTTTAGCAGAGCAATGGTTTAGGGAGCTAGGCGATGATCCGTTTCATCCTCGTAATAAGAAATGGCTCAACAGACGCTTAAATGATTCAGAATTTAACAAAACACGCACCAAAAGAGGTCGCATTTAGTGGCATTGAATAATTACGCCAATTTGAAGCAAGCGGTTATGCGTTGGACTCATCGTGACGATATTGACGAGGTTTTGCCTGACATTATTGCTTTAACCGAATCTGATATGTACGTGACTGGCGACACGTTATTGCGTGTGCGTGAAATGGAAGTGCTTGACGAATATTTAACGATTGTTGGCCCCATGTAAGTACGCTATCACTGATAAGTTAATTTTTGACAGAATAGCTGACTCCGATTACTTAGTTGAAATGGATTATTACTGTAAGCCAGAATCATTAGGTGAAACCGAGCAAGAAAACACAATATTAACCAAATATCCAAACATTTATTTGTATGGGTGTATTTTTCATGCTAATGAATTTGCAGGCGAAGAAGATAAGGCACAAAATTATGCTACTCGTTTTTATAAAGCGATAAAATCGGCGAATAAAACCTCCAAACGTGGGCGCTATGGCGTCGCTCCTGAGTATAAATAATGCCACGTAGTACAAAGTTCAAGACCGTGCCTTTAAACCTTACAGGCGCGAGCTATGAGAGCCGTACACGCTCATTATCAGCACAAAGAACAGTTAATTTTTACCCTGAGATAAATCAAGGTACAAAAAGCGAGGCAGTATTGCAGCCTTGGCCTACATTAACGGATTATGCAACACCACCAATAGCAGAAAAGGATAGAGGCGCATACTTTTTCTCTGGTTCTTTGTATCAATTAATTGGAACTAGTTTGTATCGCTTAGATGCTAGCTCTTCCTATACATTAATTGGCACAATACCAGGATCAGATTACGCCTCATTTGCTGATAACGGCAGCTTGTTAATGATAGTTGCAAATAATGTAGCTTATAGCTGGGATGGCACTGATTTTGTATCCTTAAGTTATGAAGTTGCACCGACTAAAGTTAGTTATTTGAACAATCAATTTATTTTAGATGGTGATGATGGTCGAGTATCAATGTTAGAGGTGGGCACAACCGATTTCAATGCATTGAATTACGCAACACCCGAGAGCTCGCCTGATGCTTTAGTAGCAACATACATTTTTAATCAGTTAGTGTTTCTTTATGGTGATGTGACTATTGAGCCATGGGAAAATACAGGCGTGGGCAACCCGCCAATTGAGCGTATGGGCGGAGCTATCATTGAAGAAGTTGGCTTAGCTGGAAAGTTCGCAATAAACCATACGGCTGATGCTATGTATTTTATTGGATCAAACGGTGATGCCTACAAGGGTATATTTGGATCAGTTGCACCTATTTCAAAACCGGCACAAGCACATGCCTTTCAAGGCTATAAGAATATAAGTGATTGCATAGCTTCATATGTAAGCTTTGAAGGATCTAAGTTCATTATTTTCAGTTTCCCTACTGATCAAAAAACATGGGTCTATTCTGAGTCAATCAATGATTGGTTTGAATTAGAGAGCGGGTTTACTGGCGACAATTATAAATCGCATACTTTTGTAAGAGCCTTTAATAAAAACTTGGCTATTGATAAAGATACTGGACAAATTTACACACTGGATTTAAACACCCTTGAAGGCGTTTTACGTGAGCGTGTATTGCAGGGAATTAACGGCGAGTTAATATCTACAGCTGGGCAAAGACTACAAATGTCCAGATTATGGCTGACATTACAGGCTAACGGAAATATCAACGGGCAGGGTATTAATCCTCAGATTATGGTGCAACCTTCTTATGACGGTGGCCGAACATGGGGGCGTGAATATTTTATTAATACCGGTCGATTGGGCGAAAACACCTATCAAGTTAAGTGGGATAACTTGCATACTTTTTATGACATGGTCTTAAGAATTAGGATCACTGATCCTGTTTTTACTTCTATCATCTCGGCATCCATTGATGTGCGTGAGGCAGGGTATTAATGAGCGAAATTAAGGTTAATACACCCGATGCGTTAAGAATACCTAAATCATTTCAGACTGATCGAGAAGTGATGGCATTCTTTAGACAGCAACAAATTGTAATAAAAGATTTGTATAGACGTTTGGGTGGCAAACAAGACCGAGTAGTAATTATTGAGGAAGCTGCTGCTGCGGCTCAAGAGGCAGCTGATAACGCAGAAGGTCTGGCAACAACCCCTGCTGCAGTTGGCGCAGTTGGTGTCGTTATGCAGGCTGCATCAGTTAACCCTCCGTCATTAACACCTGCCGAAGCCCCAACAGAATCAGCGGTAGCTAGTACAGCACCTACAACGCCAGCACCAGCAGCTTACGATCAATCTCAAATACAGCAATTAGTCGAGGCTATTGAAGACCTTAAGGCTAAACAGTCTCAAGTCGTAGTGACAATAGATGATGTGAAAACGACAGCAACTGATTTAGTTGATGATATTTCTGACATAGATGTCAGTGTTACAGGCGTTATTACGACAGCTCAAGATTCTGGGCAGATGGCTATACCATGAAGCGTACTTTTAATACTGATGCAATTAAAAGAATTCTTGAGCACCCGAGCATTAAGCCGCACATTAGCGATAACCAAGATGATTACCAAATACCTATAAATGATGATATTCATTATCTAATTGGAGAAGGGGCTTTGTTTATATTTCATCCTTTTTGAGGCCATTGAGTACGCTAAAACAATCGGAAAGACATTTTACACACACGTTCCAAAAAAGTATCCAAACGTACGAGATTACACATTAAAACTAGGTTTAGAAATGAAAGATAAACAAGATCATTGGCAGTTTTTTAAGGAGTTTAAATAATGGGATTCATTAGAAGGTTAACAGGTGCAGATGCAGCCAAAGATGCTGCAAACACCCAGGCAGCTTCAGCAGATGAGGCGATTGCATTAGCTCGCGAATCCAGAGATATAGCAAGGGATGATTTAGCGCCATTTGCTAGTGCGGGAGCAAGTCAAATTGATGCTCTTGGCTCTATACTTACACCCGAGGGGCAGAATGAATTTTTGCAGAATAACTCTGTGTATCAAAGGGCGTTAGGTAATGCCAATGATGAAACATTGAAAATTGCAGCGGCACGCGGAAGATTAGGTAGTGGTGACACATTAACAGCATTGTCTAATAATGTATTAAACACAGCGCAGCCATTAATTGACCGTCAGACTAACTCATTATTTAATGCGGTGAATCTAGGTCAAAACAGCGCGGCAGGTCAAGCAAGTACAACCCTCACATCTGGACAGAACATTGGGGGGCTAATTACAGGAAGAGGCAATGCTTTGGCGGCAGGTCGCATAGGGGCAAGTAATGCAAGACGGGGATTCTATGGAGGCTTGTTGGATTTAGGAGCTACAGCTTTGGGGGCAGGTTAATGATTGACGCAAGAATACCATTAGGCTTGAATGATACCGGCAGTGTGTTTAGTGCAATTAGTCGAGGCTTTCAAAACGGACAACAAATTAAACAAAATAGCTTGCGCCAAGAGCTATTAAAAACGCGAAATGATGCCATTAAAACACAGCAGTCGCAGCAAGAAAAAGTATTTAATCGTCAAGAAGCATTGCAGAATGCTACGCAGCTCGACACTATGCTTGAGCAATTGAAAGTCATTCCTTTTGAGCAACGTGGTCAAGTTATTCAGGAAATGCGACCATTTCTAAATAAAGTCGGAATTACTGATGATGAGTTAATTTCTGAGTCATTTGATGACACATCTATTAATAATAGACAGCAGGGATTGAGAACGATTTTAGGTGCTCAACAACAGGCTCAAGGGCAGGTAGTCGATAATAAGAGTATTGGTGAATCGTATGATGCTGCAACTGGCGAGACGTTTAGAACGGTTACTATTCAAAATCCTGACGGAACTTTTAGAACCCAGAAACTAGATAGAGTTAGACCAGAGCAACCTAAGTTGTCAGCTTTAGAGGAAAAGCTGACAACGGCAGGTTACGAGAAAGACACACCTGAGTATCAAGCAGCGGCTAGGAAGTTGTTGGAGCCTCGTTCTGCAGTGAATGTGAATGTTGGAGGCTCTAATCAGCCTTTCAAGATACCAAATGGTTTTATGTTAAAAGACCCTAGTAATCCATCATTGGGCGTTACTCCGATTCCCGGAAGCTCGCAAGACGCCTTGACGACAGAGAATGCGGGTAAGGCAACCATGCTTGAGCAGGGTGCTAAAGACATTGCTGCAGCAAAGAATTTAATCTATAACCAAGATGGCTCCATAAACAAAAAAAATCTTGCATCATCTGCTTTGAATGTTCCATTTAGTGAAGGCCGCACATTAACCTCATTAATTGAGAATGCAGTGAATGCGAAATTACGTGCTGAGACTGGCGCAACTGCAACACCTGCAGAGCTTGAGTCAATGAAAAAGAGATTCCAGCCTAACGCATTAGACAGTAAAGAAACTATTGATGAGAAATTAAGTCGATTGGAAAGCTTTTTATCGGATTCTTTAGACAAAGTTGATCCTTCTAATAGATTTAATAAACAATCTAGTGACAGCGGCTGGACTGAAGTGGGCGGCCTTCAAATCAGGGAGAAGAAATAATGAAGGAGTATGAAATAAGACACCCTGATACAGGAAAAATATACGAAATACGGAGCGAGAGACCTCCTACAGAAGCTCAGTTAAGAGAAGCCATAGCTTCTATTGATGCGAAACAACAAGCTGCAAATGTAGAGCCTGAGAGATTCATGGGGAATACTGCTGGATTAAGACAAGCTGGGATTGTGGCTAATGGGTTCAATAGAGGCTTAGCTAATACATTGGGAATACCCGTTGACTTAGTTAATTCTGCATTAAATAAAATGGGTTTAGGTGGCGATGAGCCTTTTGGCGGCTCACGTCATTTGAGAAACAAACTTAACCAAATCGGAACTGCTGTGGATTTACCAGAGGGTTCTTCAACATCTGATAAGGTTTTTGACAGGGTTGGAACGGAAATGGGCGCTACCGCATTACCTGCTGCAGGAGTTTTAGGTAATGCAGATAGGCTATCCAGGTCATCAAGGCCATTTCTTAGCCAGCTTGGCTCTTCTGTTTCTAATAATCCAGGAAGATTTATTTCGGCAGAAACAGCAGCCGCTACAGGTGCAGGCATAGGAGCCAGCATTGCTAACGAGATTGCTCCAGGCAGTCAAGGCGCTGAGATTACAGGTCAATTATTAGGTGGATTTACGCCAGCTATCGCAAGCGATTTAACTCGCAGAGCGATTCGAGGCGGGGAGCAAGGCCGGCAAGCGATCCAAGAAAGCATAGACGAATTTGCTGCAGCAGGAACATCTCCTACATTAGCGGAAGCATCTGGCTCTAAGTGGCATCAAGTCATGGAGCAAACTTTGAAAATTGCACCTATCAGCAATAATGTTATTGCTGAAGCAAGCGAGCAAGCACAACGTGACATTGGGGATAGAATAAACGCAATCAGTACACAGCTTGCTGGAAATAGAGCTAATGCAGTTGATGCAGGCGTGACTATTCAAAGAGGAATAACAGGACAGGGCGGCTTTGTTGATAGGTTCAATGCTAGAGCTAATGAATTGTATTCTAGGCTTGATGAGCACATCCCTTCGGATGCTGCTATTGCATCAACTAACACATCAAATTATTTAAATACTTCCATCGCACCTATTGATGGCGCTCAGAATCTATCTAATTCTAATTTACTTAGAAACCCTACTTTACAAAATATTGCTGAAAGCCTAGATGCGGATTTAGCTGTTGGGCAACTTTCATATAATGCTATTAGACAACTTCGTACACGTGTAGGCGAGAAGATAAGTAATCCATCTCTGTTTGATGATGTATCGAAAAGAGAATTACAGGGATTGTACGGGGCTCTTAGTGATGATTTGCGAGCAGCAGCAGTTAATCAGGGGCAGGATGCAGTTAGAGCTTTTGACAGAGCTAACAATTACTATAGAGCAGCCAGTAGAAGGCTCGAGGATGGATTGAAGCCTATAGTATCAAAGATAGAAAGGGCAGGCTTTACACCTGAGCAAGTCTATCAAACAGCATTGTCAGGAAGTAAAGAGGGTGGCTCAAGACTATTTACATTAAAACGATCGCTTACTCGTGATGAATGGTCTGTAGTTAGCGGGTCGGTTCTTCAGAGATTAGGGCGAGCTAACAACTCCGCACAAAATGATTTAGGCGAAGTCTTTAATGTTGAAACTTATTTAACGAACTGGAATAAGCTTTCGAATCCTGCTAAAGAGGCATTGTTCGAGGGTACTAGGCGTTACAGCTTAGGAAGTGACTTGGATATGATAGCTTCAGCAGCCTCTAAGATTAAAGATAAAAATTCAGTTTTAAGAAATTCTTCTGGTACAGCTGGTGCTGGTGTGAGTTCGTTTTCTTATCTATATGCCGCTTTAAATGTGAAGGCTAATCCTGTTGGCGTCTTTGGTACAGCGATTGGATTAAGGGGGTCAGCAGAATTAGCAACAAATCCTCGTTTTATTAGGTGGCTAGCTAGGTCAACAGAAGTGCCTATGGAACAGTTGCCATCTCATATTTCAAGACTGGCTAATACAGTTAAAAAGGATGATGCCTACGGTGATGCTGTAGCTGAATATTTACTTAATTTTGATGATTCTGTGAACTAATTTTTTCTCTTCTTTTTCTAGAAAAATATAAGTCTTCTACTGCTATCAATAGAAATCCGCCATAAATCATTACATTAAAAAGATGAGTGTCTCTATCAACAAAACAAGCTGCAAATAGACCGCTTAGGCCACCAATCCAGAATAAACATTTGGAATTCATGCCTAAATAATACCACAACCTGCCATTGAGCGGGTTTTTTTACGTCCAAGGAAAACGAATGGCCTATCAACCAATAAGCAAGATACCAACCCAATACAGCACAGGTACAAACATACTGGCTGCTGGATATTATCTTAAATTTTATGAAGCGGGAACGACTACCCCATTGGCGATGGCAACTGATGCTACAGGTGCTACTACATTAGATAAATGTAAAATAAGCACTAAGGGTTACCCTTTAAACAACCCTTTAGATGATGAAAGTGTCTTTATTCCCTATGTAGATGCAGATTACAAAATTGTACTATTTAGGTCTGAGGCAGATGCTGATGCCAATGACACAAATAATGCTGATTTTGTACAGGATGATTTACTAAATTTAGACTTAAACTCTCTTGTTAACGAAGAAGTAAACAAACGGACATTCGCAACCCTAGCAGTAGCGCAAGAAAGAACTGATCTCGAGCTAAACCAAGTTCTAAATATTGAGGGAATTGGT